CACGTTCAGGCCGCCGAAATCCTCGTAAATGCCCTGACGCAGCTGGTCGAGGAAGGTCTGACGCGCCTGATACGGCACCTCCTGCGTGTAGGCCTGCACCTTTCCGCCGTTGGAGGTGTCCGCTACGGCAATGTGCTGCAGCTTAAGCCGGTCGCGGAACTGCGCAAGCTCGGCGTTGTCCATGCCGCCGTAGTTTTCCAGCAGCCAATAGATCTGCGCGCAGTCGTTCAGATCGTCCGCAAAGCCGCTGCGGATCAGATCATAGCTGTCAATGGCCTCGCGCATGCCGATCAGCGTGGACTGATGCAGCCGGGAGCCCCACAGCGGCACAATCGGCAGCGCGCCGTAGTTTTCCTCGGCGATCACCTCGGGCGTCTCGTCTGCCGGCGCCGCGCTGAACGTTTCGCGGTAGCTGCGCTTTGCTTCGGCTTCCAGCAGATCGGAGCTTGCGTCCTTCGTCTCGTATCGGGTGTAGCCATCCTCCTCGTAGAGCACGGCGGTCATGGGCTTGTCGGCGGACAGGCGATAATACCGCACGCCCGCGCGCAGCACGCCGGTGCGCTCGTCCCACAGCGGCGCAAATTCCGTCACCGGGAACACGTGCAGGCGGTCCACATTCCAGAAGCCGAAGGAAACGCCGTGGATCAGCGCCTTGTAGGCCGCGCGGAACAGGTCCGTGTCAAACCACTGTCCCAGCTGCTCCTTGGTGATATCCGCCGTAATCTCGCTTCCGTCCTCGTCCGTCCGTACCTCGGTGCGGGTGAACGTCACGCCATTTCCCAGCGAGTAGGCGCAGCGCTGGGTGTTCAGCCTCGGGAAGAAGCCGGAGGCAATTCGGTTGTTGCTGGCGGTCGGATCCTGCACCCTGCGCCCGTCGCTCATGAACAGCACGCGCACGAAGTTTGAAATGGTCGTGTTCCGGCGCGCGTCGTAATCGTCCGCAATCCGCGCGGTTCTGCACATCTCCCCGGCCTCATGCTCGGCGATCAGCCGCTTGAGGAACTCCGCCCGGCTCTTTGCCTTTTCGAAATCCTGATAGGTCAGCAAAATCAAATCCTCCCCAGTACGCTCTCGTACTGCGACGCGGGCTTGCTCAGCCGCATCGTCTTCACAAAGTATCGCATGGCGTCCATCATGTGGTCGTTGACTTTGACGGGCTTGTCCTCCAGCTTCGCGTCCCATACGTAGCCCTCCGCCTCGCGGATGGTCTCCGTCAGCGTGTCAAACAGCTTCACCTCGCCGCGCTGCAGGCATACCGCCGTGTCCCGGATGCCGTCGGCCACGTCGTTGTCGGCGGGCCGGATGCGGAAGCCCGTGCGGCTGCGGCGCATGGCGGCAATGAAAGAGGCCGCCGACGGGTCAATGATCGTCAGCAGCCCTCTTCTGGCCTTTTCGGGAACGGCCTCTGCAAACCGCTCCATGTCCCGGACGTAATCGTCGTCCGTCTTCTGGTATCCCGTGTCTCTGCCGGAATACCGGTATTCCCTGAACCCGTACCATACGCCCCTGCTCTTTCCCCAGAGGATCGCCGCAAAGGCGTTCTGCGTGCCGTAGTCGCAGGAGAGCACATACTGCTCAAACGGCCCGTCGAAGGGCTTCACCAGCGCGTTGGGGTACATGGGGTAGATCAGGCCCTCGGCCTGCGTCCATTCGCCCAGGATGTACCGTCCCCAGTACACCGTTCCGGCGAAGTCCGCCTTCATGCGGTCCTTGACCTTCTGCGGCAGGAACGGATTGTCGTCAATGGTATAGTGCTGAACGTACCAGTCCGGCCCGGCCTTGTCCAGCAGCTTCTTGAACCAGTGCTGCGGCCCTTCCGGGTTGCACGCGCCGTCAAACAGGCTATATTCCTTGTCGAGGCGCGACTGGAGCATCGCGAAGACCTCCTCCGCCCACGTGACCACCTCGTCGCCGTAGCAGTAGGCGATGCTCGAACCGCGCAGGCGGTCGACGTGCCGTATGTTGTCCGCACCCAGGCAGTAAACCTTCTCACCGAACATCCGCGCCGTGTTGTCGCTGCCGATCGGCGTCACCAGCTGCGGCCCCCATATCTCCTGCATCGGCTCGATGATGTTTCTCTCAAGCGTGCCCTTCGTGTTGCCCAGCAGCACCCGAAGGCCGCTCTTGCCGCGCACGTCCAGCAGCCGCTTCGGCAGCAGGAAGTAATCGCCGTAGGTCTTGCCGGAGCGCGTCGCGCCAATCTTGATGTTCCACGTCTTGACCGCCTCGCGCCGATACTCCCTCTGCTTAACTGACAGCATTATCCGCTCGCCCCCTGCACTTTTCCCGTAACCCCGCCGGAGGCAAGTGCGGGGTTCTCAGGGGAGTCAGTCCCCTGAGCGGGGTCAAGGGGCGGCGCCCCTTGTGACTCCGCGTCCAGACGAGCCATCAGCTCCGCCACCTTGGCGACGCTGCTCTGCTCGCCCTCCTCGCGCCGGGCCTTGTCGTCAAACATGCCGATGTGCCTGCCCAGCATCTCGGCGGCCTTCAGCTTGTCGTGCAGCTTTACTTCGCGCTCCGTGTATTTGCCGTCCTTGATCTTGATTCCGGCGATCGCCGCCAGATCCTCGGGCTCTGCGTCTTCGCGCACCTCGCCGGTTCCGAAGTCAATCAGCCTCTCCGGACGGCAGAACGCGATCTTTGCCAGCTCGTCAATGATCCGCTCCCGGCTCACGCCGAGGCGCGCGCTCTTGCGGGCCATCAGCTCGTCAATGCGCTGGCGCAGCCGGGGCTTCTTCGGATGGTCGGGGTGGATCCACTCAGAGGCATTTTTTGCTGTCGAATATGCGTACCCGGCGCGGATCGCCGCCGCCATGGCGCTGAAGTCCTTCAGGTACTCGTGCGCCATCATTTCGTCCCTGTCGCTGAGCTTACCCACGCCCCGCCCTCCTTTCCTTCGGAAATCTACTTCTGTCCGCGCGCGCATGCGCACATGAACTCCCGTTTTGTCCCGTTGAGGGAATCGCAAACAAAAGCCCGTCAATTTCTCTGACGGGCCCACCTTTCATGCTGCAATTCTAACACAAAAAGCGCCCCCCTAGTACCCGATTTCCTCCAGATGCCGGTGCAGCTCCTCAAAAAAATGCCTTCTGGCGTCAAAAAACTGATTTCTCCCGCAGGGTACGGGCATATCTTCATAGCGGATGTCCTTCGTCACGTTCCTGAGAATGTACTGACACAGCGATGCGTCCGCCGCAATGGCGGCATGCTCAATCGCAACCACCTTCCACGTGTACGGGTTCGCAGCGCGGCGCACGGCCTCGTTGGCCGTCGGATCAGCGTGGCCCCGCGCCGGGGAATTGCCGGAGGATACCCGGTCGTATTCGCCGTTTCTGAACTTCCGCTCCGCTGCCTTGTATTCGTCGTACCGGCGGGCAAACCACATCAGCTCGTTATACCTCGCCCGCGAGATCCCGCGCTTTTCGTACCAGTCCGCTCTGATCTTTGCCGTATGTATTTCCTCCCTTCCTGTCGCTCGTTGTCCTTCTCAGCTTTGCGTAGATATATCCGCCCGCCACAAATTCGCTGGTTTCCACCTTCGGCCATTCCACTAGCCGGTATTCCGGGTAAATCTTGCCGAAGATCTCCTGCGCGTTGGCGCGCACGTCCGCAGCGATCTGAGCCGCGCGCCGGCGGGAGATGCGCGCGTCGCTGGTCTTCACCTCGGGCCGGATCAGGTTCTTGGAACCGCTCCAGCTCTTTTCGCCGCGGGCGTGATCGCCGTTGGCGCTGTTTTCCTGACGGCCTACATAGCCCGCCATGGCGGACACGCCCTTGTCGTCGGGCTGGAGGCGGTCTGCGTTGCAGTAGCCGAAGGGCCAGAGCCGCTCCACCTCGCCGCGCAGCTCCTCGGGCACTCCGTGCATGAGAATGTGGTGGTGGTGCACATCCGGAAACGGACGCCGCGCCTCCGGGTCGTGGGTCTTGGTCACCGTCACCTTGATGTATCGGAATTCGTTCACGTCGCAGCCGTGCCGCTTCAGCAGCCGCTTGATGCGCTTGATGTAGTTCTCCGCGTCACGCTTGGCCTGCTCCCGGTCCCGGTACTCCATTTCGCTCTCCGCGCAGGGAATATCGCTCAGGCCGGGATTTTCATAGGTGCAGGTCACGTGAAAGTCGCCCTTGCCGAAGTTGGCGTGCACCAGCTGCTCAAAGGCCATCAGACGGCGGCCGTTGTTGTACCGGGCATACTTGGCCTGAATCGCCCTTGCCTTCTCCCGCTTGAGGGCTTCAAGCTCCGACTCCTGAAGCTGACGCTGCTGAAGGCTGATCAGCGGGTAACATGCCACATAGAGAAACTCTCCGGCCTTGACCGTCTTGGTACGGTATGCACCCACGCTGCTGTTGTCGATCGAGGTCCCCGCCTTAGGATAGACCGCAGCCAGCACCGCATATCGTTCCGCGTCATAATTCCGCTTACTCTTGCTCATGTACCTCTCCCCATCCCGCCTCATGGCCGTAACGTTACCACTCCATACAAGCCCTGAAAAGGGCAGTGCGCCCGCTTCTGATGCCCATGGAAAATTTGAGCTGATTATCGGGCGAACAAGTTTCCTGTCCGCCCGTCGGTCGTTATATTATAATAAGTAACTACTCCACCGGCTTGGAGATCAGTCCCCAGCGCGCAATCTCCCACGGTTCCAGCACGCGGTCATACACCGCGTACCCGCTGACCATCGTTCCGACGCATTCTTCATACATGCGCTCCTTATACGGCACAAACCGCTAGCCCC